ATCTACAAAACCCTTACCTTTGTACTCATAATCGAAAAACAAATTGTAAAACTAAATTGAAAAGATCATGGCAAGAAACATCCCGACTCCGTATTATATAGATTACATCTATGATCGACCAAAAGGTGAAAAGAACTTCTACTATCAGTTAGTTAGAAAAGCAGACAATGCTATTCTTTATGCCCATGAAGATTTGAAAGAAGTTCTTCGCCGCCGTGCTGAACTAAATATTAAAAAGGAGGATATTTGTATACTATGAAAATCTCCGAAAAAATTTACAATAGATACGAGTATTTAGCAAAAAAATATGCTTCTCGTATCTATTCATTCGAACAACTATCATTCGAGTACGAAGATTTGGTACAAGAATTCCGTATAAAAATATTCCTTTCCATTAAAAGCTACGGCAGAAGATGGGCGAAGTACAGAAAAGAGGGATATGCAAAACCCGTTCCGATAAGGTATTATTTGGAAGCTGCATGTAGCAATAAAATGCGTGATTTTATGAAACTAATAACGCGTGAAAATAATAAAATTCGCATTGATGAAATAGATTACGATTTCGGAATAGAGGAAGATTGTAAAATATCAAATGAGCAAAATAAATTCATTGTTAATGATATTGATCTATTGGAGGGATTAACCGGCAAGGAACGTTCAGTATTTTCTCTTTATTTGAGAGGTCATAGCATAGCATTGCTTACCAAAGTTTATTTTAACAATGCTGAGGAAAAGAAAAAGAAACGTGAAATTATAGCAAGTGGGGATGAACCTTTTGGCGTTACAGATATAATAGAAATGCAAAAAGAATTCCTTATCAGAAAATATGGTAACGAACTTCAGCAAAAAAGGAGAGTATTCTCAAGATATAACAATTCAGAAAACGATTAACAAATTATTAACTAAAAATTGTAAAAACAATGGCAACAAAATTGACTGGTGCTTTAGCAAAGCGCGTTAAGGCTTTAGGAATTTCAGGTTCAACTGAAGAAGCGGTTAAACCGAAACTTCTGGAAATCCTTGAAGAGAACGGAATTGAACAGATGGATGATGAGGAACTGATTACTATCGTGGAAATTGCTGAAACTTTTGTCAACGACACAACGTCAGATGACGAAGATGAAAACGATGATATTGATGAGGAAGCCGAAGCAGACGAACTGGCGGAGGAAGTAGAGGAAGAAGATAAGGCGTCAAAGAAGAAAGCCGAAAAGCCTGCTAAGAAAGAAGCGTCAAAGGCAAAGAAAGCGACTAAAAAAGTAGTAGAGCAGGAAGAAGAACCGGAGGATGAAGATGAAAACGTTTCTTTGGAAGATATGAGCCGTGAGGAATTGAAAGCATACATCAAAGAAAAAGGTTTGGAGATATCAGTTAAAAAATCTTGGTCTGACGATGATATTCGCGATGCTATCAATGCTCTACTTGAGCCGGAGGAAGAAGATGATGAAGAGGAGGAAGAAAAACCCGCACCTAAAAAGGCTTCCAAAGCAGCTACAGCAAAAAAGGAAGTAGCGAAGAAAGAAGTTAAGGAAGCAAAGAAAACTGCTGCTAAACCGGCAGAAAAAGCAGCTACCAAAAAAGGAACGCGCTTAAATCCTAAAAACAATGAAGAAGATCGCGCAGCGTTCGATTTTCTGAAGAAGTACTTCCCAGAAAGCGAATATTTGTACTCATGGATTGCTGCAGGGCTTACTATCAAATACAAAGGCAAAAATTCTAATCGTAGCATTATTGGGGTTGAAAATTGCTTTGTAAAAGGCGAGGGCAAGAAAGCCGTTATGACGTGCAACGTTTATCTTCTGTTGTTCAACGGTAAGGACGAGATTTTGGAGAAAGCCGAAATTGAATTCGAAAAATGTTGGTCAGGTGCTCCAATGTTGAAGAGCGTAGAAAGCTCAGAATTGATCGAGATCATTGAAACATTACTTCCAGATATGGAACGTATGGTTAAGACGGTAGACAAAAAATTGGGTGACAATCGTAAGAAAATGGAGGACAACTTGAAGAAAGAGAAAGCCGTCAAAAAGCCCGTTTCCAAGAAAGTCGTAGAGTCGGAAGAAGACGAAGATGAAGAGGAGGAAATGGAAGAAGCACCGAAGCCTGTTAAGAAAGGAAAGGTTATTAAGAAAACAGTCAAGAAATAAGAGAGAAAACCGGCAAGGTTTCAAATTCATAACTCATAACGTGCTGCAAAACATCCCCCAATCGAAACCTTGCCGCTATCTCCCTTTTTGAAATCATACATTCTTATTCATATTTTTGCCGAATGAAGAGTTGTCGTTGAGAAACGGTGACTCTTTTTTATTCTCTCTCAAAGTTATAAAGTAAAGAAAATAAATTAGAAAATGAAAGATAATATTTTACCTAAAACTAATTGTTTCATACCAGATTATGGTGTAGCAAAAGCGGAGAATTTTGGGATTATTTACCCGGTTATTAACAATTACATTCTTAACAATAAGGATTTAGAAGAAAGCCGGAACGGGGAAGTAAAAGAACTACTGGATGTCAAAACTATTATAACGAATCCTTACAAGCGTTGCACAGGAGGTTATGGTAGAGATATTAATGTATTCTTTCTTCTTGCCGAAGCGATTTGGATAGTAAGCGGAAGAAGTGACGTTGAATTCTTGAATATCTTTAATTCTCGTATGAAAGACTTTAGCGATGATGGAATTGTATTTCATGCACCATACGGTTTTCGTTTACGTCATTGGGGTTCTCGTTCTGATGATCCATTTTCTTCAAACGTTTCTGTTCAAAGAGGTTTTGATCAAGTTTTGGAAGCTATTAGGATTTTATATGGTAATCCAAATAGTCGTCAAGTCGTTATGTCGATTTGGAATCCTGTTTTGGATTTAGGAAGTAAATCACGCGATATACCTTGCAATGATTTAGTTATGTTCAAAATTAGAAACGGGAAACTAATAACTACAATAGCTAATCGGAGTAACGACTTGCATTGGGGACTTCCAACGAACGTATTCCAATTCAGTTTCCTATCTGAAGTAATAGCTTCTTGTTTAGGAATAGAGTTGGGGACTCAAACTCATAACTCTCAAAGTCTTCATATTTACAATTGGAATGGTACGGCGGATGAAATGGACGAGGAATTTGAGAAACAAGGCGGTGGTCGATCTCTTTACGAATCTACTCCAGCGGAGGAAAAACCTATGGACTTCAATTTTTCTCATGATGTTCCTACAAATAAGTTCATAGAAATAAACTATTACTTTGATTTAATTATCCGTAACCTTTTGGAAGATCAACGCGGTGGAGAAGTAAACAAAGATGAAATAAAGCAATTACAAGAGTTTTCTCACTTCTTCCATAACGTATATCGGCTATTAAGTATTTACGTTAAATACAAGCAAAAAAACAAGGTTTGCAAGTCGGTAGAAGAAAAGGATGCTATTAGGAAAACGGCTATCTCTGAAATAGAGCTCATGGAAGCGGAGGGTGCGCATGATTGGGATATGGCAATATTAGCTAAGAATTTCTTTGCATCAAGGTTAACTATTCCAATGAAACATGATTATCTTGGAAAGTTATGACGGAAGAATTGAGCCTTTGGGTAAAGGAAAATAATTTAGTAGTATCAGAATCTTCTTTGGAGGGTTCTGATATTATTTCTATCGAGGAAGTTGGAGATTTTTTATACTTACATCCCTTTGACGGAAAGATAATTGATGAGGATTTCTCGTTTCTTCTTTCAGATGAAGAATTTGATCTTTTGGACGAGGGTAAGGTTAAATACATTCTGTTTGAGTTCGGAAAGAAATTTTATTATTCGGCGATCGTAAAAGACAAGAACCGTTATAATGAAGTAATCTTCAAACCTCAATTTAATGATTTCAAATATCTTGGTAAAACGAGCGAGGAATTTATAACCGATTATGTTCATCTGGGAGTTCACTCAGAGTATGAAATATTGAATGGAAGCGGAGGGTGCGAAACTTGGGTGAGGAAAGCTGCGTTTATGGGTGTTAAGTCATTAGGTATTTGCGATAAGAATACTTTAGCAGGCACGCTCTCTTTTCAGACTTTTTGTGACAAGAAAGGGATTAAATCTATTATTGGCGAAACGGTCGTAGTAGCAAAAGAATATGATGCGGAAAAGACCAACCAAGAAACCTTTGAACTTAAACTATACGTATTGAATTTTGAGGGATGGTTGAATCTCTTACAAATCAATAAAGCCGTCAATGTAACTTATCGTGGGTTTATTCCCGATTATGAATTGTATAAATACGGCTCTGGGTTAGCACTCGTTATTCCAAAGGAATCAGAAGTCAATTATTTGAAAGATGAGCCGGAAACGGTTAGGAAACTAATCAAGACATACAAGAAGAAATTTTCAAAAGTTTTTTATCAAATTGATACGGTTGAATACGTATCGGAGACTTTATTCAAAAAACATCTTTCCAACCTTGATACTTACATACTTAAATATCAAAAATACGTTCGTCCGATCTTGATAAATGATTCGTATTATTTAGATCGGGAAATGAGTGAATTGAAAAAAACTCTCAATGCTGTTTTAGGCGAAGCAATGCCAGAAGCTAAAGACCAATATTTCAAAAGTTGTCGAGATACATTCAATGCTTACATAGATTGGTTAGATGAAGTAGAACCTTTGTTTGAAGTAATAACGGAGGGTATAGAAAACGCTGTTAGTCTTTCTCAAGAAATTGAATTCAAAATTCCGTCCGGAGAGCGTAAACTACCGAAATTTGAAGTTAAGGATGCTACCGGATTGTTCTTTAAAGTTTTGGAAAAGGGTGTATCTGAGCGTTTAGGCGATCTACCCGAAAAGGAGTTTGACGTTTATATGAAACGCTTGGAAACGGAATGTAAAGTAATTGTTCCTAATGACTTGGTGGACTATTTTATGATCCTTTGGGATATTATAAATTGGTGTAAGAGTAATGACATAATGGTCGGAACGGGTAGAGGTTCAGTTTGTGGTAGTTTAGTAGCATATTGTCTTCATATTACAGATGTAGATCCATTGAAGTACGATCTTATGTTCGAGAGATTTTTGAACGAGACGCGTGTTAAAGCCCCAGAGAATTTTGTAATTGAAATGGAGAATGGAGAAGTTATTATTATTCCAGTCGAAAAGAAAATAAAAATACCTTTAACAAATGGGAAAGAAATAGATATTGACGTAGATTTAGATTTTTCAAATATAGATATTGACGTAGATAAATTAAAGTCAATGTTATGAAAAAGGGAATAATTTACAAATTCACTATATTATCAGGGCATAAATTTAACGGACGAAACCCATATTATGTAGGACAGCATTGGGGTTCATTAGATAATTATTGGGGAAGCGGAAGAATTTGGGATGATTTTCTGAAACGACTGAGAAAGGATTATCCAACCTGTTGGAAAAAGTTGATTAAAAAGGAAATTTTGTATGAAAATTTTTGTTCGCAAAGAGTTCTTGATAAATTAGAAGAATGTTTCATTAAGAAAGAAAAATCTCATTATTCTTATGGGTTAGGAGGTTGCAATGTACTCTGGGGAACTGCTAATCAATTTGGTTCGGGTAGTCCTATGAAAGATCCAATTGTTCGCAAAAAGTGTAGCGAATCTGCAATTTTATGGAATATTAAAAACCCTGATAAAAGGAAAGAAAGAGAAAGAAAGAGATTTTTAAAATTGCATAATACGGATTATAAACAAAGAATATCAAAAACACTTTCTGGTAGATATGTTGGGGTTTTAAATCCTAATTACGGTAATAAATGGAACGAGGAACAAAAAAAGAAACAATCTGATATTATGAAAGGTAGATACATTGGGGTTTTAAATCCTAATTACGGTAATAAGTGGAATGAAGAACAAAGGAGACAAATGTCAGAGAAGAAAAAGAAACAATATCTTAATGGCTGTATTAATCCTATGACCGGCAAAGTTAGAATAAATAACGGAGTTTTGAATAAGGTTATTGATAAAAATTCTCCACTCCCAGATGGTTATGTTTATGGTATGAAACCGAGAATAAGATGAAGGCAATTTCTATAAAAAAAGTAAAAATTTTTCGTAGCGACATGATGCCGGACATAGATGTCGATTTTCCAACAGAATATCGGGATGCGGTAAAGGATTACATAAAACAAAAGTACGGCTATGATTACACTTGTTCGATCGGAACGTATGGGCGAATGAAATTGAAGACCTGTTTAAAGGACTTTGGGAAAGTTAAGGGCATTCCTTTTGATACTATGAATAAGATAACAAAAGACATAGATGATCAAATAGAATACACTTGGGGAGATTTAATTGAGTATGCAAGTCGATCTAAAGCCTTATTCAAGTTCGTTCAAGATAATCCGGATATAGTTCATTTAACGAAGTATAGTTTGTTACAGTGTCGTTCGGCTTCCGTTCACCCATCAGCCGTTGTCATTGTGCCTAAACATACCGTAGACGGCAAAGATCGGGAAACGGATATATGGGAGTGGATGCCTGTCAAGATGATCGATGGCGTACTTGTTTCTGAATGGGAGGGTAAATACATTGATAAATCGGGCTTTCTAAAGGAGGATATTTTAGGACTTAATCAATTGGATAAGTTCAAAGATATGGAGACGTTAATTCAGCGTAATACGGGCAAGAAAATCAATTGGAACGAAATACCCTTAGACGATGAAGAAACGTTCAAATTCTTCCGTAGAGGATGGAATGAAGATGTATTTCAGTTCGGTACGCAAGGACTTATGAACTATTGTCGTCAAGTTAAGCCAGATACGTTAGCTCAACTCATAGCAATGACTGCTCTCTTTCGTCCGGGACCAATGGAATTGAGAGCGCATGATGATTTTGCTGAAATTAAAAACGGGAAAAGGAAACCTAAGTTTGATTTTGGCATGGAGGAAATAACGCGTGAAACGTTTGGACTTTATGTCTATCAAGAACAAATTATGAAAGCCGTTGTGGTAGCCGGATTGACTGAGGTAGAATCGGATATACTTAGAACTACGATAAAGAAAAAGGACGTAAAAACTTTGGGTTCGTTTGGAGAAAAATTCAAGGAGGGATACATAAAGTTGTTAAAAGAGCATGACATTCCTAACCCAGAGGAATATGCTAAAAATGTTTGGGATAAGTTATTGGCTTTTAGTGGTTACGGTTTTAATAAGAGTCACGCAGCAGCGTATTCTATCATGTCTTATTGGAGTCAATATATGAAAGTTAATTATCCCTTGGAATTTTGGACTGCTTCGTTACAATTTGCTAAAGAATCTGAAATACCTTATCGCCTTGCCGAATTGAAGAAAACTGGCGTTGAGATAGAAGTACGTCCCCCGGATATAAATTTCTCTGAAACGAGATTTACTTGCGATCCAAAAGAACAAAGAATCTTCTTTAGTCTAACGAAGATCAAACATGTTGGTGATAAAGTTGTTCCTCTAATAATAGGGGAAAGGGAAGCGCATGGACGGTTTTTCTCATTGGAAGAGTTTGTGGAACGCGTTCCGTCCAAAGTTAATAAGACTGTAATTGAGAACTTGATTATCAGCGGTGCTTTTGATGTAGTAGAGGATTTGAAAAATACACGTGAGCGTAAAAAACTATTAGCTTGGTATTTGGATAGGAAGAAAGCTCAGATGCCTCCGCAATATCAAACTCCAGAGTCAGAAACAAACTCATTTTGGGTATTTGAACAAAGACGTTTAACCGGATTCGGAGAAGTAGATTATGAAACCATGATTCGTGACGCTATCCCCAATCGTAGGGTTGCTAAGTTATTCGTGAACGACTTCGAGTTCGGAAACGTCAAGGAGGGCAGCGAAGTGACCATAGCAGGCAAGTTAATATATTACGTTGAACGGAAAATTAAAAACGGCATTATGGTTAGCGTGAATATAGATTGCAATAATACGATCATTCCCGTAACATTCTGGCCAGATGCCGTAGAGAGATTACCGGAAAGTATAGAAAATTATAAAAATAGAGTAGTTGCCATTTCGGGGAGAGTAAAGAAAGATAAGTTCAAAAATCAAAGGGTTCTTTACTCTGACGATAGGACAAAGATTTATATAGTATCATAAATAAAAAAGGTTATGTTAAGCAAAATTTTTAATGGTAAGTATCTCCAGCGTCTTGATAATATCATACAGTGGCAGGAGAAAGACGTATTTAAACAAGAAAGCGTAAGTCAACATTCCTACAAAGTAGCAATCTTTGCACGCGTCCTATTGGAAGATATATTTGGACAATCAGAGGATGCGAATGTAAATGAATTTAAGTTAGAAGTAATTACGCGCGCTTTACTACACGATTGGGATGAGTCGTTTATCTTGAGAGACCTTTCACATGAAATAAAATACAATGAGTATAACGGATACGATATTAGACGCTCTCTAAATAGTTTTGTTCGTTATAAAGTTAGCAAAGAATTAAATGAGGAGGTTAAAGGAGTCGTTGATCAAATCACTTCTGCTTCTGAAATGATGATAAACAACATAATTAGTTCAACGTCTATTGAAAATAATTTCGTAAAAGTATGTGATTGGTTAGCTTTAATTATGTTCATTAAACGTGAAATGAAATTAGGCAATAGCAATTTTGAAGAATTCTTATTTAGGGCGAAAGAAAATATTCTAAAAGCAAAAGAGATTTTGATAAAAGATTTGAAACTTCATTTTCCTAATACGAACATGAATTTCAGTGAATTAGAAAACATTTAAAACTTTTAAAAATGAATAAAGAACAAGGAAAAGAGATGACCAAAGAGAGTATCAATGCCATTTTCATTGGTATGAGCGATTTGTTGGTAAAAAAGAATGCTGACTATAAAGGCGCTTCTTTTGATCTGGGATTGAACGGCAATATGGTTCATCTTTGGGATAAAGTACGTAGATACCGGAATATGGTAGAAAATAGTATGCAGGGCAAAGAACCTAACTTTGAAAGCATTCGCGATACTTTACATGACATAATAGGGTATGCCGTAATAGGTATTCATATCTTAGACGCTCAAAAGGAAGAGAATGAGCCAAGGGTTTACAGAAAGTCTGTTTCAAACTATGATGAAGAATAAATTTTAGGGAAGTATGCAGAAAAAAGTAATAACAATTGGCGGTCAAACTTATGTTTTGATTTTTGACGAATTTGACGAAAATGTCGATATAGACGCCATTTTGAAGATTGATTATTCAAATCTTATTGGAGAAATGGTAACTTTTCCAGTGATTGTAAATCGCTTCGGACAAATGTTGGCGGAGTCGGAAAGTCAAGTTGCCTTAGCGAAATTAAATTTGGAAGTTACGGAAGCTAAACTAAAGGAGTCTGCCAGAGTTATACTTAGTGAACAGTCCGGAAAGAATCCGAGCATTGATGCGGTTAATTCCTATGTCACTATGCAAAAATCTTATCAAGCCTTAAGACGGGCTTTGATAGATAAACAAAAAATAAGAGATTATGTAAACTCTATCTTTTGGTCAGCAAAGGATAAGAGTGAAAAACTCAACAAACTTTCCTTATCGGTTCAACCCAGCGATATAGCGGACTCTGTTATTGAGGGGCGTGTTAACGGGATTTTAGTGAAGAGAACTAAAAAACTAATTGATTAATTTATATTATTATTTATGGCAACTAAAAAAACTTCAAAAAGTGAGGCGGCGTCTGATCTAAGATCAAAACTTAAGCCAACTCCCATTAAGAGTCTTAAAAAGACAGTAGATGAAGACAACGAAATGATCGGTGTTCAAAATTCCAACGAGTATTTACGTTTGGAAGATGGAAAAACAACTAAGATTCGTATTTTCCCTGCTCATCCCGGCGAAGATAATTTTTACGTTAAGCGTAAGTGTTATTGGTTGACTTTTACCGGACAAGACGGCAATACTTATCGCGGTACGGTTAATGACTCAGTGGTTCACGGAGGAACAAAAAAAGATATATGTGATGAGTTCATGAAGTACGCTAAGAAGAAATGGTCAAAGGATTCCGACCGCTTGTCTTGCTTCACTGGACAAGACGGATTTGGAGCTCAGTTCACTTGGTTAGCCTATGCCGATGAGATTAATCCGGACGAAGAATTGAAAGCAAAAGTTTGGGAATTCAAGAAAATGATTCGTGACGCTTTGAATAAACTTTCTTTCTCAGAAGAGGATGATGATCCAATTGAAGTTGATCCGTTTACTGATCCAGACGAGGGATTACCTGTATTGGTAAAGAAACTCTCAAAACCAAACAAAAAGAAAGGTGAAAACTATTATGAAGTATCTTTCCCTAAAAAAGTTTCCGCCCGTCCTTTGACAGATGAAGAGATAGAATATTTCATGAACTTAAAACCCCTTTCAGAGCTTACTCCTCGTTACGAAATGAGAGATTTTGAACGCGCTTTAGAGGGCTTGCAAACTTTCGATGAGGAAAATGATTTGGAAATGTTTGAAGACGAGGGTTGGTTGGAGATCGTAGAAGAAATAAAAGAGCAATATGACGCTGATTCTTCAGACGAGGATGATGAGGACGAACCTAAAAAGAAAGTTGCTTCAAAAAAGACTTCCAAGAAAGTCGTAGAATCGGAAGAAGATGATGAAGAGGAGGAAGAAAAACCAGCGCCAAAGAAAACTTCTAAAGCCGGAAAGAAAAAACCTGCGCCCGAACCGGAAGATGAAGAAGATGACGAGGAGGAATCAGAAGCGGATAGTGACGAGGATGATGGTTTGGATGACTTAGATCGTAACGAATTGAAGAAATATATACGAGATAATGATTTAGACGTTTCAGTCAAAAAATCAATGTCCGATGATGATTTGCGCGAAGCTATCCGCGAAGCCTTGAAAGAGGATGGAGATGAAGATAGTGACGAGGAGGAAGATGATGAAGAGGAAGAAGAAAAACCGCGCGCAAAAATGTCAATGGCTGATCTTCGTAAACGCTTAGGCAAATAGTTTTAATACAAATATTGCGTTTTTTAATTTTGCATTTTGAGAGACAATAGTATATACTGAAAAGTCTGCTATTGTCTCTTTTTTAATCTCCACGTAACATGAAGAATAATTTTGTCGATAAAATAGTAAAGAGGTTTAACAGCGAGGATGTAATAAAGTTTTCCGATAAGGACGGATTTATGGAAGTAAAGAGTTGGGCTCATACAGGAAGTCCTACTTTGGATTACAATTTACGTACTTTTGGGTTGCCTACTGGGATTATAGAAATAGCAGGAAAGAGCCGGAGTGGAAAAACTACTTTGGGACTTATGGCAATGAAATATTTTTTGAAAGAAAATCCGGATGATGGAGTAGCGGTAATCCTTTCCAGCGAAAACCGTGATAATAAAGATTACGCATTACAATTGGGATTACCCATTGACCAAATTATAATCATAAAAATCCGGTATGTAGAAGCAATGTTTCTTCAAACTAAAAAACTTATCAATGACACTCGTGAAATTCTAAAGGCTGAAAAAATTACTCCGAAGTTCTTTTTCCTTTGGGATTCATTAGGCGCGACCTTATCGAAGTCCGAATTGGATACCATGGAGGAAAATATCAAGAAACTGGATAAGGAACTTCAAAGAGGTACGGATGTAGAGGATATTGAATTGAAGAACGAGAAGATGATGGCATTTGCTAAGGAAGCAAAGAAATTTGCTAAATTTATAATGTCGGAAATGTATACGAATATTATCCACTTCGTTATGCTTAATCACCAGTATGAACAAAGTACGATGGGAATCTCAACGCGTAAATCTACTGGGGGTGAATGGGTATCTTTAATGCCTACTCTTAGACTTTCTATGAGTTTAAAATCTCACGATAAGATTGATGATGAAGAAGTTGCTCAAATTTCGGAGGTTAAGGTTGTTAAAAACGACTTTGGGAGTAGAAAGAAAACGGATATAAAAATATTATTGGGATATGGAATAATTCTTTCTCAAGAGGATATTGATTATGCGTTAGAAAATGGCATATTGGTAAAAGAGGGAGCGAAAAAGATATCATTCATGAAAGGAAAACTTTCTTGGAGTACGCCAAGAGAATATTATAAATTATATAGGGAACATAATCCAATGTTGAACGTTCTTCATTCCCGTATTCGCGCTTCTATGAAAAAAGATTTGATAGACCTTAAAAAGTCTTTGTTGCAAGGTATCGAAGATGAAGAAGATGACGATTAATCAAAGTTATATAAAGTATGGGAAAAGAAGCAATTGGAGTTTTGATAAATGATCCTCATCTCAATAAAGATAATGGAGATTTGGTAAAGAATATTTTCTATCAGTTGATAGAAGTTTGTCGAAAATATAAGACAAACCGTATATTTTGCGGAGGAGATATATTCACTAATCGTAGCGGACAACCTTTGACATGCTTGATAGATTTTAAGGAAATAATTGAACGAGTTAAACAAGCCGGAATAGAAATGCACGTCATTCCCGGAAACCACGATAAAACGGATGGAAATAGTGAAAAAAGTTATTTGGAAGTTTATGAAAGTGATTACTTTAATCTTTATAGGGTTGGGAGTCGTAAGTTCTTTAGTGGTGTTATTGTTGCTTTTATTCCCTACTTTGGCGATGATCGCTGGCTATCAGAATTTGAAAAAGTTACGGAGCAGATCGAAGAAAATTTCAATGATGGTGATATAGACGAGGATACGCCTTTGATACTCATAACTCATTCCGGTTTTGATGGAGTTGTTAATAATGACGGAAGCCGCGTAAGTTCAGAAATTAAACCAAAACTTTTTGAGGATTGGACCAAGGTTTTGATAGGTCATTATCATAACGCCAGTAAATTAGCTGATAACGTAATTTACACCGGATCAGCATATCAGAATAATTTTGGGGAGAGTTTTGATGATAAAGGATTTACGGTAATATTTGATGACGGAAGTACGAAATTTGTACGTAGTAAATTTCCTCGTTACATAAAGGAGACGTTAGATGTTGATGATACGGATGCTCTTTTAGGACTTTTGGAAGCGTATAAAGATAACAAAACGGATCATATAAGGTTCGTTTTCAAGGGTAAGAAGTCCGATGCTCATAAAGTGAACATGACCGAAATTCAAAACAAATACGGTATAGATTGTCAGTATGAAGCGGAGGAGCAAGTTGAAGCAATGGAAGCATGCGAAAATCCCGAAGTTTTGAATCATAGCTCTCGTACTATACGTCAAGACTTTATAAAGTTTTGTTCAGAAAATGGTATAAAGGGCAATAAGTTTAAATATGGTTTGGAATTAATCAAAGAAATAAGCTAAAAATGTGGAATCCTATCTATATAAAAATCCGTAATCTTTTTGCCCATAAAGATTCGGAATATCGGTTTAAGAACAACGTTTGTACGGTTATTTTTGGTAAGAATAATACCGACCGTAATTTTGGTAATAATGGCGCTGGTAAAACTACGCTTTTGGAGGGTATTGCGATAGCTCTTACAAATGAATCTTTGAGGGATGTCAAGAAAGATAATTTCATCAACCGTGATGAGGATGATTGTATGGTAGATTTCCTTTTGGAAAATTACGTTCTAAAGAAGTCCTTGAGAATTGTACGTAGATTCTTTCGCGGCAATAAACCCGTTAAGATAGAGATATATGAGAATGACATTTTGAATACTCAGTTAACTTCTGTTTTGGAAGCTAATAAGTATATTTTTGAGCAAATCGGTATAACGCGTGAGGATTTATTGCGTTATTTCATAATCTCCCAAGATAACCGTTATATGTTCTTTACAGCGTCCGATGGGGATAAAAAGGAGATAATGAACCGGATAACGTCTGCTGATATGATAAATCCCGTCTTAGAAACTCTTGCGGAACGACTAAAGGAAAAAGAAGCAGAATACAAGCCTTTAGCGTACGAAGCGGACGAGATTACTGTAAGAATAGAGTTATTATCAGAGCAAGCAGAAGAACTGGAAAAAATGAATACTTTTGAGGATGACTTAAGAGCAATTCAAGATCGCCGCGCGGAGATTAAAAGCGAAGCCGGAGAAAAAGCAGTTTTGGTAAAAAAATATACTTCTTTGATAAAAGAAAAGGAAGTTCAAATACAAGCAATATCCGTCCCAACGGACTCTCAAGCAGTCAAAGATAAAGTAAAACGTTTAAAGAGGGAAATTGAGGGTTTAGAGGACACCTTGTTAGAAGATCGTACAATTGAAAGGAAATTGAAATTGGAGTTATCAGAAGCCATTACATGTCCAAAATGTAAACATAAATTCCTTAATCAGTCTGAATTGGGATTAACGGTACGGGAAACTAAAATGCTTTTGGCGGAAAGTGAGGAAAACGTTCTTGCTGGACAAAAATCCATTAAGATAAAAAAACAGGCTTTAGAAAAGGCAACCGCAAAACTTCGAGAAGTAGAACGTGCTCAAGAAATATTAGACGGACTTGAAGAAGAAAAAACCCTTTACAAACGCAAATTAAAACGTCAAGAAGAGGAAATAAAGGAATGCACCGAAAGACTCAAAAAACTCGATCGTCAAGAAGAGGAAATAAAAGAGCGCAAGAAGTCTAACGTTCAACTCAAAGCTATACAAGATAAGATCGCCCGTGCAAAGGAACAATTAGAAGCAATAGAACCTCGTATGAAGAGCATTAAGGAAGATTTAGATATGATACGCTTTTGGAATTTTTCTATGGGAAAATCGGGATTTTCAACGTATCTTGCTAATAAAAGTATAAAGATCATAGAGGGCATAACGAATTCATTTTTGAGGAAGTTTGACGTAGACCTTTCAGTATTGATAAACGGGTTTACGGTTTTGAAGTCCGGAGAAGTTCGGGAGAAGATAGATGTGTTTGTAGAAACAGATGGAACGGATGCGGAAACGTTCCGCGCTAAATCCGGAGGGGAACGCGGTAGAGTGAATCTTGCCGGAGTATTAGGCATTCAGCATCTCATAAATCTCTCTACAAACGGTCGCGGTTTGAATCTTATTTGTCTTGACGAGTGTTTTAACGGTATTGATTCTGAGGGGCAAGAAAATATAATAAAGGTTTTGGAAAAAGTAGGAGTGACGATTTTGATGATTACCCAAAATGTCTCTGATAGCTTTAACAATAAGAATAAACTCTACGTTGTAAAAGAGAATAAAGTAGCGCGGTACGTTGATTCTTTACAAAGTTAGTATATAAATATACC